GATAAGTTTGTATAGTCAAACTGAAGTAGGATTCTACTATTAAAAGTTTCACTATATACAGCTCCAGTTTCATCACGACGAGATGATCCTGATGTAAACTTTGTAAGTTCTAATATCTCATCTTTACCAGTATTCTGACTGATATTCTCTTCGTATATAGTTGTGTCTTTTGTTGGAAAGTAATAATATATTGCCATCTAATTTCTCCTAATAAGTTGCTAACCTTCCGACAATATCTTCGTCTGGATATTTTATTTCAAAACAAGAAGGATCCACTGATGGATACAAAACTTTATTTATTGTAGCTCCACTTATGTCATATGCGTGATCTGAGTAATCGCCACCTACTTTATTTACAATAGCAACATTTGTTACTGATTGTACACCTTCCACTGCAGATAATGTTGAGTATATTTCACTTATTAGGATAGGTTCATTAAACTGCATTCTATCAATCTTAAATTTACCTTTTAACTCGTTTATACATTTTAATAAGATTTCATTTGAGTTATAACTTGGAATTGCAATAACTTCAAAGTTAATTCCTATGTTAATAACAAATCCATCTTTAATGTTTATTGCATCAGTCATAAGTCTATATTGTGACAAATACTGTTTGATATTTTCTTTAGTTGCTTCTCCTGATGTTGTTAAGTGTTTGCTTTTATCATAACTTAACACATATAAGTTCAAAGCTAATGGATTAGCTTCTGCTTCTGCGTCTGTTGAGTATGCGGAAAGTTGATAA